TTGTCCTGGCGATGTGTCTAAGGCTTTTGGGGCTGGCGCAGACTTCGTAATGCTTGGTTCTATGTTAGCAGGAACTGATCAAGGCGGCGGTGATGTCATATCACAAATGACTCGCAGTAATCGTGTTTGGATGAACGATGACGGAGAAATAGAAGATACTTTTATCACCGAACAATTTGTAAAGTTTTATGGTATGAGTTCAAAATCTGCTAACGAAAAACATAGCGGTGGATTAAAGTCATATAGAGCAGCCGAAGGAAAAGAAGTTTGGATTCCATATAAAGGTGATGTAGAGTCAGTAGTTCAAGATATACTTGGAGGTATTAGAAGCACCCTAACTTATACTGGCAGTAAGTCACTAAAAGAACTTTCCAAACGAACTACATTTATAAGATGTAATTCTACACACAACAAAATATATGAAAAATAAATGCCCAGCAAGTATACCTCCTTGATAAATATATTAAAGAGGTATACTAATGGCAATTTATATTTTATTAAAAACACATAATATTACTGGTAAAAAATATCTTTGTCGCCATGTTACGAAATATGAAAAAACTTGTTACTCTTATATGGGCAGTGGAACATATTGGAAAAGGCATCTAAAAATGCATGGTAATGATATTACAACTGAAATATTGGCAAAATGCAATACTTACGATGAAGCAAGAATCATAGGTATGGAATATAGTCTCAAATGGAATGTTACAGAAAATAAAGAGTTTGCAAATCTTGTTCCCGAAGACGGGCAAGGTGGTTCGGAAGTTGCAAAAATGCGTAAATCACACGGTTCTCGTTTTGGTTATGAACAAAAACCTATCGTGATGAAAGGTGATGACAATCCATCTAAAAGAGAAGATGTTCGTGCAAAGATATCTGAACAATTAACAGGTAGAAATATTACTTGGTCTGATAAAATATCTGAATCTTGCAAAGGAAGAACTGCATGGAACAAGGGAAAATTTGTTTCATCATCCACGACGCACATGAACATAAATGTAAAATGTCCACACTGTCTCAAAGAAGGATTTTTAGGAGCAATGAAAAGATGGCACTTTAATAATTGTAAAAAAATTATTGAGACTCATTAATATATGACCTATTCTTCTACAAATAATCCGAGAGGTTTTTATGTTTATGCATATATTAGAAAATTAAACGGAATACCTTACTATATTGGTAAAGGTAGAAAAAATCGGGCATGGACTAAACATTATAATACTAGAACACCGAAAGATCAAACTAAAATAATAATTTTAGAAGCAAATCTGACTGAAATAGGAGCGTTTGCTATTGAAAGACGAATTATTAAATGGTATGGTCGCAAGGGAATTGAAGAAAATGGTGTATTATATAATAAAACTTTAGGTGGTGAGGGAACCTCTGGTATCGTTATGTCAGAAAATCATAAGAAAAAAATAAGTAACGCAAATAAAGGTAGAATAGTAACAGCAAAAACTCGTGCTAAATTGTCTGCTACAAAAAAAAACAGACCAATTGCATTTACCGAAGAAATTCGTGCTAAATTGTCTGCCGCAAACAAAGGCAGACCAGCACACAATAAAGGAAAAGAACATACACAAGAATCTATTGCCAAAATGAGTGCTTCACAAAAAGGCAAAAAGAAAAATTGGTCAATAGAAACTCGTGCTAAAATGTCTGAATTTCATAGAAATAGAACTCATACAGAAGAAGCAAAATTAAAAATTAAAAAAACAAGCCAAGAAAAAGCAAATAATCCCGAATGGCGTGAAAAAGTTAGAAATGCAACAATAAAAGGACTTGAAAAAAAATATGGACCTAATTGGAAGCAAGTAATGACAGATTTGTCTAAAAAAAGAATTGAAAAAATAGAATTAAATCCAGATTTATTTGAAATAATTGAATAAAAACCCTTGACAAATGGTATGTGAATAACTAAATAATATTAGACGATGCCAATGATGGGTCGTCTACAGTATACTCGCTTAATAAAGGAGAAACAAGCATGAGTAACCTATTACAGGTCTTCGACCAAAAACTTTTTGATAACCTTCACCGTACATCTATTGGATTTGAGCGTATTTTTGATGATATGCTTCGTGTGAATAGTATCAATGTTCAGCAAAGTTATCCACCATACAACATTATCCGCAATAGTGAAACCAATTACCAAATTGAAATTGCTGTAAGTGGATTTAGCGATGATGATATTGACATCACGCTTAAGGATAACCAACTTGTAATTACAGGTGAAATTAAGAGCGAAGATACCAAGGAATTTGTATTCCGTGGTATTGCAAGTCGCAAGTTCATCCGTACATTCTCACTTGCTGACAATATGGAAGTTAAGACTGCAAAGATGCAAAACGGCTTGCTTGTTGTTGATTTGGAATTCCATATTCCAGAGGAACAAAAGCCAAAGAAAATTGCTATTGCAAAATCCTAAAAACTATGATACTATATACACAGTGGGTATCCCGCCCACTGTGTTAAATATAAATGATGGCAAAAATGAGCACAGAAGTAGAAACACGTTCTAAAGTTAAAATTGCACCACGCAATGATTTAACTCCACCGCCAAAGTATAAAGTCATTTTTATGAATGACAATGTAACATCTGTTGACTTTGTAATCGCAGTGTTACAAGAAATTTTTGAACATAGCTTTGACACTGCTTATGAATTAACTCAAAAAATTCATAATGAGGGCAGTGCAAGCGTTGCAGTTTTACCATTTGAAATTGCAGAAAGTAAAGCAGTAGAAACTACATTACTTGCTCGCACTAATAGTTTTCCTCTAAACGTAAAAATTGAACCAGAATCTTAAACTTTGATTAGTTTTGGAAAATATACTTTTCCAATACCTTCTTCTGGACGACCACGTGGGTGGCAGATATATCTGATACCATCCACAGTTTCATCTATCTCTGTGTGTTCATGACCAAAACACCAAGCCTTAATTTTTTGGTTGGTGTTTGCTAATAACACAGTTTGCATCAAACTATTGCCACTGCGTCCCAAGTGTCTTTTATCCATGTCATCTGGGACATAACGAAATCTTCTCAATGGTGCTGTGTGAGTTACAACTACAATGTCATTAATACGTGGATCATCATTAAATGTTTCTACTTGGCTATATAAATTTCTTGCTTCTATTTTAGCAACAGCCATTATTTCTGCCATTTTTTCTTCATCATAACCATTTGCTACTAGAAAATCCCAACAGTCAACAACTGATGTTTCTGGCATACCAAAATCATATGTCCACCAACCATTACAGCCTACAAAAGCAGTGTCATCTAAAATAATAACATTCTTGTATAAAAATGTAATATTATGATGTTGATTTATTTTTTCTTGAAATTCTGCACAATGTTTATGCAAATATGGTTGGTAACCGTGTTCATGATTACCATCTACAAATATAACATGACGATAATGTTTGCTTATTTCAACTAACTTCCTGTAGCTGTAATCCCAATCATTACTGATATCGCCAGCTACAATTGCCACTAAACTTGTGCCTAGACCTTCCCATTTGAGATTTTCTTCTGGTGGCCAAAAATTTTCGTGCAAATCCGATATAAGATCAAAGTGCATTTTTTATTGCTTTCCAATAATAATTATATATAATTGTGTTATGAATATTATTTTTAATGAACAGCTTGCAGATGAATTGCGTGACAAATATGTTATTTTAGAACTTGATACGGTTATGCAACCACAACTACCAAAGCCGTTAACATTACACGCTTTGGTAGAAATTGGTTTAAATGATATACCAACTATCAATTTTTTCCGTGAAATGCACCAAGATATGGTGGCAGCATACAAAAGTAGCAATTGGGACCGTGCAATAGAACTCGCAAATGGATTAGTTGGTCATTTTAATGGAGAATTGGACGAATTTTATAATTTAGTTCTTGACTTCTGCAAAGAATCTGCTAAAGTAAATAGAAGTTGGGATGGTATAAAACATACTATTCCAAAAGAATAATTTAAGCTGGGTTGGCACAGCGGCGACTGCACCGCTTTTGTAAGGCGGAATACCACAACGGGGGTTCGAGTCCCTCACCCAGCACCATTAAAAATATTGTTTATTCTTAATTTTTCTTCTTGTGCAAATTCAAAAAATCTATTTTTATTATAAATTAAATCAGGCAACATATCGTTATACATTTGCACTATTGTTTCTTTTGATTGGTTTTTTAACCATATTAATACTTCTATAATTTTATCGTGGACATCGGGATTCTCAATATTATTAATTGGAAATATGTGTGTAAATGTTTTAAATCCACGTTGTCGTAACCATTCATAACATCTCAAGTCGCCATTTATTAAAAAAGGTCGCAAACCAATAATAGGTTTAAGTGTTTTTTCGGTTACTAAAAATTCTTGTGTTGAATCATTTTTACAAGTTTCATTAACTATATTTAAAAAATGACTTTGCCAAATATCTATTTTACCTAAACTAAAAAGGTCATGTGGAACACCATAATCTTCTTTTGGATCATCATTATACCAATGACCATGCTCAACATAGTCTTTAACGTTTTCATTCAATAATAATTTTAAGTTTGCATCTTCTTCATTCATGGAATGGTGAGGCATTGGATTTTTACCTAATGTTGCTAATCCTGTTTCTAGTAAATTATTATTTTGCATTTTTTTAAATAGTTCAATTCTATGATAATGAGGTTTTCTATTGTATGATAAAAAATTATATTGTAAGTTTTTTAATATAACTTCGTCATCAGTATATTTTTTAAATCTATCACCAATTAAAACAGATATTAAATGCCAATTAAATTCACTTTCAAAATTGCCAATTTTATAAATTTTATAATTTGCAAACACCCTATATATTTGATCTAAAACATCTACAAAAGGCGCTGGATCAGCACCAGAAAACAAAAAGAGATTACCAGTTTTATTTAATTCAGCATAATTTTTTGCTGCATACCAATTTTGATTTTCTTGGTCATTAGAATGATTTATAAAAAACCATGTTGTATTGATGAATAAATTATTATCATTTGGAAATTTTTGTTCAATTTGGTGTAAAAGATTATTGATAATTATTTTTTCTAAATTGCCCAATTCATTACTATTACCCCAAGTGTCGGCAAAAGTTCTACCTATAAATGTAACCATGCATTATTTACTTGACAAAGGTTTTAGATTAATATATATTAATCATTGTTGGAGATTTTAATGAAACATTATTATTTTATGGATTGTAAGTTAAACCGATATCTTCGCCAGAAGTTTGGCATTGAAAAGCCATATGCGCTTGAATGGGGTGGTTGGGATAAGTGGAATGCTGAATTGAAAGCATCAAAGCCACTTGCTTATTTTTTAACTGAAACTGTTCCACACTTTTTAGATGATGTTCATTATAGCATAACTGAAATTTGGAATAAACCAAAACGCTATATCCGTAATCGTTTTATTGACAGGTTGCATGTGTTGCCTACTGGACTTGAAAAGGGTGTATGGTGGGATTGTGATAGCCGTTTAGAAGGTGCGCTTCGTCAATTGATTATTGACTTTGTTGAGATTGAACTTGCTGGCATGCACGATTGGAAGCGTGAAATGAAATGGGTCAACGGTCGTTGTCCAGAAGCAGGTTTGGGTTATATTGGTTGGGCAAAAGAATTGAAATATGATGAAAATAGTGGCAGTTCAGAAGGTGACAAATATTATGGCAAACCTACACAACAATCTATTGATAGTATTGAAATAGCGCAAATCTATGATTGGTGCA